CAGCATAACCACTTCCGTCTAAATTAAACGAGTTCAATCTATCTCGAACTGCGTTACCGAAGATGTCCTGTGTTGGTATAGTTGGGTTAGCTATAACAGTTGAGTTCGATGTTGCTGCTCCGTCTGTAAATCTGTAAACACCTGCTGACGAACCCTCAAGTAATTGAGCCCCATAAATAAGAGCCTTACCAATACAATCGGGGTCTTTAGCACCACTTGCATCGGCTGAACCAATTATTGTATACCTGACACCTGTAATTGCATCAGTTGTTTCTAATCTTTGCCAACTACTTGTTAACGCTATTTTTTGACTTGTTCCTGAATTCCAAGCAGACTTATTGTTATTTGTTATTCTAATATGTGTTGCACTTCCTGTTGGAGCTTGTTTAACCCAAACAGAATGTGTTGAAGATGTTAAAGTTGTGTTATTAGTTGCATATCTAATATAAGCATCGCTTTCTGATGCTTGCATTATAATTGAATAAACATCGCCTTGTCCGTATGGAGCTGCTTCTGTTGGTGCTAACACCACTTGTGATGTGGTTGGGCTAATTACCCACTCAGTAAAATCCTCACTATAAGGAAACAAATTACTTCCCTTACTCCAATTCTGCATCCCTAGTTGTGGTATTCTTGGTTGAGCATCAACGTATGTAGCTCCATTAATCAAACCTCCGTGGTCGGATGGTGTTACTTCTCGTACGGATACGTTGTCTAGTATTAATTCAAATGATGTATCGTCTAAACCCCCAAAGCCAATTTGTTTAGCAGCACTACCTAAAGTAATTGTAGTTTCAAATGTTTCTCCTTGAACTAAACTTGCTCCTACATTATCTGAAATGTTTATAAATCTTACACCTCCTGTTATTGATATTACATCAGCTTTTATTTTAAATACTTCTCCCTGAGAACCATTTGTTTCCCATACAGCTCTTGAATATCCATTAAAACCATCACTTGTAATCTTTAATCTATTATTATCATTTACAAGTATTCCTCCAGATTGTGAGATAGCATTTCCAACTCCTGCTTGAGTATAATCTCCATTTGTAACCTCTTCCTCTTCCAAATTAGTTCCACTATCATAAGCTACCAATCCATCGCCCTCACTCAAAGCCCAATATGCTTTTAAGTTTGTAACGACTAAATTCGTACTAGGGTTATCTATTGCAAGTTTATTTGGGTTTGCGTAATCGTATGCTATGTCATCCGTAGTCCAAGCTGCATTATATATTTGGAAGTCAGACATTTTTCCATCAAAAAAAGTATGGATATGTTGATAGCTTGCTCCAATTATAACAGCAGTAGCACTACTTATATTAATAGCTGTAATAGTTTTTTCAACACCTAATTGAACACCATTAACATAACATTTTGCACTTGTACCATTTGTTACAATAACACATCTATTCCATACATTTGTGCTTATTGTTCCAAAATTCTTCCAACTTCCATCATACAATGATAATTGATTGTTTTCAAATGATATTACAAATCTATTAGTGTCTATATCAATCATTCTACCTAAAGTATCATTTGAATTTATCCAAAATGCAAATGTAGATACATTGCCACTCATAGTAAAACCACTTATATCAACATAATCATTACTACCATCAAACTCAATCGCCTTACCTGTAAACAACTCGCCTACATTATTGTTGCCCGATTTGTCAGGTGTGATTTGTTTATCTCCATCAATGCTGCTCGTTTCAAATCCAAGCCACATCTTTAGATTGGTTGTGATAACACTAATTCCTGCACTTATAAAGCTGCTTATTGTATTTTGTATAATGTTTACTAACATATAGCCCTATTTTAAAATAAAGCTACTATATCAGTTGCAGTTGTATCAGTTGCTTTTACATGCGTAACTTGAACAGGTAAAAATGTTCCGTTTGCTATGTTCTTTAATAAGACAGTAGAACCTCCTAAAGTGATAACATTTATATCTCCTCCTGTACCTACAAATAATGCAGCAGGAGAGTTAAAAGATGCTCCTACTATTGCAGTTCCATCGCTTGGTGTTACTGCTAAAGCAGTTGCTGCTTGTCTTACTATTGTATTCTGTGGCATAATCTTGTTTTTTAAGTATATTAATAAATAGTAAACTACCTGTTTTGTTTTAATATAGAGCAAAAAAAACCCTCACATCTCTGCAAGGGTTCTAATATTATATACCAGATCTATGAATCTACAACTGTTATTGTAGCACCTAAACCATCAAATATGGTCGTTGTTCCCGGTTCAACAAAAAGAGCAGATTTACGCTCTCTTGATGTTATCGTCAATGTATAGCCACTCATATCGCCAAGAGCTTTACCCAATGCAACGCTACCACCTGTAACAGTAGCACCATTGTAAGCACCTACTAAGTAACATTGCCCAAATCCATTCGCTTCATTCACATTGTTGTCCTCTGTGAATATTTGAAAGCGACCTGAAGTTAATAAGCGAAGTGCAGAAAGTGCTGCCTTGCTTAAATTTGGTAACATTAATGTAGTTACTTGCTCATAAAATACTGTTCCATTGTCCTCAGACACAGTTATAGTTTCAGTATATTCAGAGCTTTGTGGGTTTAAAGCATATTTGAAAACATTTGCAGTACCTGCTACACCTGTAAGTTGACCATCTGCGTCAACTGTGTAAGCTCCAAGTGTATCATGATTAGCAAAGTAAACGTTTCTTAAACCGCCTACTGCTTCTCTACACTCTAAGCCTCTACCATTTGTTAATAAACATGCCATACCTTAACGAATTATGCGTAAAGAACGATGTCTGCACGTGTAGAGTAACCAACACCTGCATTGAACTTCATTACTAAGTTAACATTATCTGAACCATCAACCATAGTTTGGTCAAGTAGTTTTACCTCAGTCATATCTCCCTCTAAGTCTGTTGCAAAAAACATGTTAGATTTACGACCTGCTACCATTCTATTTGCTCCCATTCCTGGCGCCCATTTGATTGGAATACCCTCAAAGTTTGACTCAGTTACACCTGCATGGTATTGGTTTAAGTAACCTAAAGCTGCTTGAGCTGAAATGTAAAATTTAAACGCTGCCGTTCCCATGTAGATAGCTAAGTCATCTTGACCATAAACTGCATTAGGGATTGCATCTCGAACTCTTCCGATTTGTGCTATAATGTTTGATGCATCTAAAGCAGTTGAAGCAACATCTGCACCTCCATCAGCAGTTAACAATGCTTCAAAACCATCAAACTCGCCACCTGTTGCTGCTGAACCTGCCCAAATTGACTTCTCTACTTGCTGCCCTACTAAAGAACCTGCATAAGAAATTAAGTAAGTTGCGAAGTCAGATTGTAAAGTACCATCTAAACCTGCTCTCATGTTTGCACCTGCCCAAGTTGAAAGCCAATCGTTTTTACACAATGCTCTGTTTACTTGTAAACGTTTTGGTGCTAATGCTTTCTCAACATAAGTAACATCTCCTGCACTTGTAAAATCACAAGTTGCATCTGCTACTGCTGCTGCTGCTAAATTAAAATTGTTTAGATTAACTTTAAACGCTACATTTGGTAATACCGTTAAGTTTCCCTTTGCAAGTGTTTCTCCACTTAGTAGAGATGCACTCATAAACCCTGCTGCTGCTTTCCCTGCATACAGTTTAGTGTACGAATCTGCCATTTCTTAAATATTTTGGTTTTTATTAATTAAATATGCTACTCTTTCTTGTGGACTTAACTTAGAAAACTCAACCATTGATTTAGTTTCTGTTGTTTTTCCCTCTGGACTTGGTGTTATTCCCTCGCCCACTTTTTCGAACTCTTCAACTTTAGCAACTGCCTCTTCTTTTGCAGTTTTCAAAGTATTGAACTCTTCTTTAATGCTTGCAAACTCTTGTACTAAATTTTCTAGCACTCCGATCGCTTGCACTAATGCGTCTTTTGTTTCGGTGTTAGTTTCGCTAAGTTCTTCAGTTTTTGAATCCTCAACAACTTCCTCAACAACCTCTTCCTCAGGTATTCCGATACGAGCAATAATTCCCTCTTCCTCTACTACTAGCAAAGTACCATCAGCAAAAACATACTCTCCAACAGGCATTGGCTGACGCTCATCTTCTACAACGATAAACACCTCGTTACCAATATCAAATGAATCAGCACTAATTATAGTACCATCTTCAAGAGTTGCCTCCTCGAATTTTAAATGTTCTTTTGCTTCAGATAATTCAGCAGGAGTAGGTTCGTTTTCGTTTACCACTTCTACCATACCTAAAATTTCTTTGATTTTGTCTAATGCTTCCATTTTCTAGGGTTTGTTTCTATTCTATTAAATAGGTTTACTTTTTCTTTGTTTTATTTTCGCTATCCTTGATGATTTGTCTGAGCTTACTCAATACATCTTCTTTCTCCATTTTAATGCCCTCAGACTCTTTAGTATCAAAGTAGCCCTCAATAGAGAAACCTTTAACCTCGCCCTCTTTTATATAGTTGCTCCAAACATCTTCGTTCTCAATCTTCATGCAAGCAACCCAAGTTCCAACAGGATAATTAAACCCATGCAAAGCTGACTTGTCAATCTTTGAATCTTCTACAATCCAAGTTTCGATTGTGGTAACTCCGTTAACTGCTCTTTCATGTCCTAGAGTAGCAGATTGATGTTTGCTATTAATCATGTAAAGTTCCTCAACTCTGCGTATTGTTTCCTTACTAAAGAAGCAGTTGTACTTTTCGCCCTCTGCATCAACTCTTAATATAGGCATGTCAGGAATCATAACTGCACCCATGACAATACGTTTCTCATCGTTTAGTGTTGCAAACTTCTGAGGCTTGCCAGATCTAGAGAAATACATAAAGTTTTCTTCTATCGCAGGGTCTTCCACTAAGCTAATAGCAAAGACACCAACATCTGCATCGTTCTCGTTAAGTACGAACTCAACTAATTTCATTTTGTCGTATTTCTTTTTTTTACGCTTCTCTTCGTCTTTCTTTTTCATTATAATACAGTTTGAGTTTTAATGTATAAATCTGCTTCTTGTGAATCCGTTACCTCTTGAGATATTACATAGGCTTGTACAGGAGGAGCATCGTTTCCTTGATTTACTAAATCGTTTAAGTTAGCATTTACAGGTATTGCTTGCCCTATTGTATTGCCTATTGGAGATGCGTTTGGTATTGATGCTGATGCACCACCTCCTGAACCTTTGACCTCAGTTTGCATTATGTTTCTAACATTTGCTAAACCTCCTGCAATTACTGCTGCTGCTGAAATAAAACCTAACGCACCTCCTTGAGCAAATGCTTTGTTTGCACCTACATAAGTATCAATAATTGCTGATGCAATAGCAAGCTCTTTACTTTCTCCTGCCAATGCACCTAACGCACCTGCAAGTTGAGATGCTGCACTTAGTTGGTCATTTACCGAATTTTGTCTTAATAACTTTTTGTCTGCTTCAAACTTTTTAGTAATTGCAACTTCATCTGCTCCTGCTTTTCTTGCTAACTCAATTTTAAGATTATACTCTTGAGTAAGTGATTCAAGCTCTTGCTCTCTGGCACTCATTGTTGAAAGCCTTATGTCATTTCTTGCCTCGTCTAGTTCTTTCTCTAATGCTGCCTGATTAGTTAATTGCTCAGACCTTTGCCCTGCAATTCTCTCCTCAATATCTAATTGCTCAAGCAATGCTTGTTCATATGCAGTTTGTAATGCAATAGAATCTTTTTGAGTTGATAATTCAAGAGCTGCAATCCTTACTCGTTCATCAACTATTTCTTTTTCTTTAGCAGTTTGCTCTTCTAATATTCTGCCTAGTTCATCATTAGATGCAATACGCTCATCGAATGTTTTACGAACATCATCTCTTATTTGTCTTTGCAACTCTGCATCTAATTGGCTTTGTAGTTGTTGTTTTGCTCTTTGAACTTCCAACAACTCAGCATTCTTCTTTGCATTTGCCAAAGCAGTACCTGTTGCAATTGCTGATTCAATAGATATTTCTTTTATACCCTCTGTCGCTACCTCTGTTGCTATTGTAACAATAGAGCCTAACTCTACAACTGCTTCTGCAAAGTTTGTAGCAACTTGTTCTCCTGCAACAACAACCTCATCTACAACATCTGTTAAATTAGCTTTTGTTTCAACTATCTTTTCATTTAACAACTTTATTGTTTCAGGGTCTTTATCTCCAAAGAAAGATTTTTCCCAAGCCAACTGAGCTTCCTGTACACCTAAAATAATGCCATAGAAAGCTGCTTTTAAAGGAAATATAGCAATAGTCATTAAACCACTAACAACCTTTTGTAAGCCCTCAAACCCCTCAGAAGATTTACTTACTGCATTAAACACATCAGTAACAACACTAGTGATTTGATTAAATAACACTCCCATTGTTTCAGTTGCAATAGCAACCCCATCAATAACAGTTTGGTTTTGCATCATTATCTCTTTCAAGAAATTGAATGCTTCAATTACAAGACCGATGCCCATTGCTTTCATGGCAAGCCCAACACCCTTAAATCCTTTACTAACTTTTTTTAAACCTCCTGCTAGTTTTGAATTAGATGCCTCGGCTGCCTTACCATTCTCCTCTAGTGATTCCTTAACCTCATCTAAACTTTTTTGCAATGCTTCTACATCTGCAACAAGTTTTAGTTTGTACTCTTCTGCCATATCTCTTTTTTAAATTGTTGCCATGCTTCTTTTATAGATGTTGGATATTTGTAAGCTCCAAACAATACTTTGTTCTCTTCCGTTTCTTTGATCTGGTTAGATGTAACCAACCTTATAACTTCGTTTATCATGAACCTGCTACTCTTTCTAAGATTAATTTTGCACCTGATATATATCTACCTGTATGTCCTGTTACTACTATTATACTCCAAAAAGTACCTTTAGCTGCGTTCTGTCCTGTAAGTGTAACAGTTGAGTTGATTGCAGTTGATGCACCTACCTCTGTACTTGTAGCATCGTCAACCTCTGAAACCCTTACTGAGAAAGTTGAAGCAGTATTTTGCCCATATACAACAACTGAATTTACTCTATAACCTAAAGGTAATTGGAACGATGATATTAAATTTACCGAAGAGCTTGGAGAGTTTACAAATTGCCCATATTCAGCCATTACACCACCTTTACCACTACTTGAATTTGTTTTTGTAAAATCAGCAGCAGTAAGATACATCTCAGTATCGTAAATCGTTCCTATATTTTGCCCTCTTATTGGAACTGTACTAGGAAACTCTGTGCGTGTTACCCATTCAGTATGCTCGTTAATTTCATCATAACTTAAAACCTCATTTACTTTAGCCTCTTCGCCTATTCTCCGAACTGTTCCCTCTAGGTATATCTGAGTTGTTTCGTTTACCACAACGCTTGATGCAGTTTGTCCGACTATAACCTCGCCACCTGTGGTGTTTACATTCTTATTTTGATTGAATACTATTGGAGATGGTACAGGTTCGTGTGGCAAGACAGTTGTATTCCAATAACAAACATTGTCTATAAAAGTAAAGTTGTTAGCCTCGCAACATGATTGTGTTGGAGTAGTTGATGCACCTGCTGAATCTACCCAAGATGTAGTACCGTTAAAATTTGTTGATGACAATTCTAAATCACAATCAAAGACAAGCATTGAATCATTAAACACACCCTCAATAGATTTTATCAGCTCAACCTTTGTACTTTGGTTTTTACCTAAAGCATAAGATGTGATTTTGTTTATTCTATAATATGAGTTTTGTACAAATATCTTATCATTGTACTTAAACTGAGCAATGTCTTCTGGAGTTAGATAAAAGTTTGCAGTCAGTATTCTTGCTTCCTTACTATATATATTGTTTAAATACTTTCTCCAACACTTTGCGTATGTATCATTTACAGGTTGTGAATCAACATAAAATTGTAAATCAAATACACCTTTAGTTTTAAATCTAATATCCGAATCAGTTGAAACAACAGTATCGCCACTCATTAGATAATGATTGCAAAAAGGATAAGATGTTTTTGTGCTATAAGTACCTGTTGTATAACTATAAAATCTATAAGGCTGACAATCTTTTAAACCACTATAAGCAAACAATCTTGGTTTTATCTCTACAAAACTAGCTTCTCCATTATCCCATTTGTATGGTAATGCAATAAGCATGTCATGACCTTGTGG